AAAGGACTCACCATGACAACGATTGTTTGGACCGTTACGCAGCTTGACCGCAACACATCTAACGGGTTTGTCACTACGGCTCATTGGCGTGCTACGGCAACCGATGGGGACTACAGCGCAAGCATTTACTCTACTGCATCATGGTCTGATGGCTCTCCGGCTGTGCCCTATGCCAATCTGACCGAGCAGCAGGTATTGGGATGGATCTGGCAATCAATTGATAAGGCATCTGCCGAGCAAGCTCTAGAGCAGCAAATTGCTTTGCAGAAGAACCCTGTCACGCAACATGGGACACCGTGGAGTGACTGACATGGAACCCGAGATTGACCCCATCAAGTATGGAGCAATGTGGCAGCGTGTCCAGGACTACGAGCGCCGGTTCGAGGTCATTGACAAGAAGCTCGACAAGATGGAACGCCAGATTGAGGAACTCCTAGCACTGGCAAACAAGGGCAAAGGTGGCTTCTGGATGGGGATGACGATTGCCAGCATGGTTGGTGGGGCCATCACCTGGGTAGCGGGGCACTTCAAGGGAAGCTGACGTGGTTGATCCAATTACCGCTCTCGCTGCCATATCATCGGCAGTCCAACTCGTCAAAAAGGTTTCCAAGACCGTTGACGATGTGGCATCGCTAGGGCCGGTGTTGGGCAAGTACTTCGATGCCAAAGAGCAAGCCATCGAGGTGGTCAAGCAGGCCAAGGCTGGTGGCTTCAAGGGATCTGCACTGGGCAAGGCACTGGAGCTAGAAATGGCTCTAGAGTCTGCCCGCGAGTTTGAAGAGCAGGTCAAGATGCTTTTCTTTCAGTCGAACAAGATGGATGTTTGGCAGAGGATCACAGCCCGTGCCAAGCAGATGGAGATCGACGCTGCTCACGATGCGCGGCGCAAGAAGGAAGCTGCAAAGAGGCGTGAAGCCGAGATTGAAGAGGTCATCATCCTGATGGTTGGCCTTGTTGTTGGTGGTGCTGCAATCGCAGTAACCATCTGGGCTGTGATAACTGGGTTCAACTGGTAATGACTAGATCAGAGCTAGAAATCATCATCAAGAAGCGGGCCGCGATCACGGTAACGATCTTTGCGGCGATGCTCGCCATCAATACGATGCTCGGCAGCAGCAACAGCAGCAAGGTTCTCACCAACACGATCCAGGCTAACAATATGTGGGCTTGGTATCAAGCCAAGAATGTGCGCTCTGTTGTCTATGACGTTGCTGGCCGAGCAGATGATGCTGCCAGGATGAAGATGGACATGGAGGACATTACGACTAAGGCGCATGATCTGGAGGAGGAGCGCGACAAGGCGAAGGAGCGAAGCCCTTATTACACCTATGCGGGATCAGCCTTTCAGATTGCCATCGTGCTATCTACTGCTGCCATCTTGGCAGTGACGATGCCATTGTTTTGGGCGAGCGCCGCTGTCGGTTTGATCGGTGCCGGCCTCATGTCTTTCGGTTACTTTGGAGTCTGATATGTTGACCCTTCTCTCTACCGTTGTCTCCTTCCTGATGGGTGGCCTCCCCAAGATTCTCGACTTCTTCCAAGACAAGTCAGACAAGAGGCACGAACTAGAGTTAGCGAAGATGCAGACCGAGCGCGAACTGCAAATGCTAGAGCGCGGCTATGCTGCTCAGGCAAGGGTCGAGGAGATCAGGCTAGATCAGATTCAAGCAAATGCCGAGATGCAGGCTCAGCAAACGCTTATCCAAGCGCAGCAGGCAGAGATGCAGGCGATCTACGCTCACGACATGAGCCTTAACGAAGGCACCTCGACATGGATGAAGAACCTGCGAGCCAGCGTCAGGCCGGTCATCACTTACGGATTCTTCTTCCTGCTGGTGGCGATTGACCTGGGCTTGTTCTGGTACGGCTGGACTCGCGGCGTGGACTTCAAGGAGTTGGCAGATATGCTGTGGGATGCCGAGACTGCGACATTGTTCGCAGCCATAATAAGTTTTCACTTTGGTGGCCGCGCCTTTGGCAAATGAAAGTCTCAGACCGGCTCATTCAGATGATTAAGCACGATGAGGGCGTGCGGGTTAAGCCATACCGATGCCCGGCGCTGCTCTGGACTGTGGGCGTGGGCCATGTCATTGACCAGAGTCACATCAAGGTGCCATTTGAAGAACGCAAAACTCTACCGATTCCCGCTGGCTGGGATCGAACTCTAAGCATGGATGAAGTCAATGCAGTACTTGCTAAAGACCTTGAGAGCTTTGAGCGTGGCGTTTTACGACTCGCTCCTAATCTTGCTGGCCGTCAAAGTAAGTTCGACGCTTGTGTCTCTTTCAGCTTCAATGTAGGCTTGGGCAACTTCCAGAGAAGCACGATTCGCATGAAGATTCAACGAGAGGAATGGCAAGCAGCCGCAGATTCATTTTTGCTGTGGACAAAGGCCGGAGGCAAAGAGTTGCCGGGTTTAGTCAAGCGCCGCAAAGGTGAACGAGCACTCTTCCTATCTGACTGATGGCAACTAACCTTTATCAGCAACTGCAAGCGCCGGGCAATCCTGATCTGGGATCTGCTCCTCCTGCTTATGACACCAACTACGTCGATCAGAATAACGGCGTTTTACGCACCTACTTTACGCGGCTGAATAACGTCATCTCGACGCTGCTCTCTCCTCGCGGCGGCAAGTATCTCAACACGCCTTATGGTGCGTTTCAGGACGACACAGATCAGACTGACGGATCGACAGCGGTTGCGTACTACTTCAGATTCAACACGACAGACTTTAGCAACGGCGTGTCTGTGCAGTCTCGCACCGCATCGTTTACCGGATCAATTGCAACCACGACATTGACGGTATCGGCCATCTCTGCGGGGTCTATCTTCCCGTCAATGCAGATTTCTGGCACTGGCGTTACGGCTGGGACTCGCATCGTTGCGCAGCTTACGGGTACAACTGGCGGCACTGGAACCTACACGGTAAGCGCATCACAGACCGTAACGTCAACCGCCATGACAGGCGATCTCCCGTCAAAGGTGACTGTAGATCAAGCCGGCCTGTACAACGCTCAATTTTCTGCGCAGTTCATCAACACGACGAACGATGTTCAGGAAATATCTATTTGGTTCAGGAAGAACGGGACTGACATCGCGGGATCGAATAGCGAGTTTGGCATCAAGGCTAGGAAATCTACGGGGTCTGCAAGTCGCTTGATTGCGGCGATGAACTTCATCATTGACTTGGAGACAAACGATTATTTTGAGATGATGTGGCGGGTATCAGATTCTGGCGTTTCTCTTGAGCAGTTCCCAGCCGTAACAGCAAGCGGGACCACTCCAGCTATCCCTGCAACACCCTCGATAATCTTGACTGTCTCTTTCATGTCTAACCAATCAGCGTGACGCCATGCCATACATCCCTCTGAAGATTCCTCCTGGCGTGTACCGCAACGGCACTGAGTTTCAGTCTGCTGGCCGGTACTACGATTCATCGCTGGTGCGCTGGTACGAAGGCACGATGCGCCCTGTCGGCGGGTGGCGCAAACGCAGCACATCGCAGATGACGGGATCTTGCCGAGGCTTTATCAACTGGCGCGATAACAGCGGGGATCGCTGGATCGTTGCCGGTACGCATTCCAAGCTGTACGTCATGAACGAGGCCGGAACCCTCAAGGAGATTACCCCTTCAGGCTTTACGGCAGGCAGTGCCGACGCGGTGCAGAAGATCGGTTACGGTTACGGGCCTTATGGCTCATACGCCTACGGCGTAGCTCGCCCTGATATTGGATCTGTAACACCAGCAACGACATGGAGCTTAGATACCTGGGGCGAGTATCTTGTCGCCTGCTCAAGCTCTGACGGCAAGCTCTACGAGTGGCAGCTAGGATTCGCCACTCCCACGCTGGCCGCTGCGATCACGAACGCGCCTACCGGCAACGAGGCGGTAATGGTTACTTCTGAGCGGTTCGTGTTCGCTCTGGGCGCGGGTGGCAACACTCGCAAGGTTCAATGGTGCGATCAGGAAAATAACACTGTCTGGACTCCAGCCGCGACGAATCAGGCCGGCGACTTTGAGCTAACGACTGTCGGCAATCTCAAGTGCGGCAAACGTGTTCGCGGTCTTTCAATTCTATTCACAGATGTTGATGTCCATACCGCGACATATATTGGCCTGCCCTACGTCTACAGCTTTGAGAAGGTTGGATCTGCCTGTGGCGTGATTTCCTCGCAAGCCGTGGCGGCGATTGAGACTGCCGCGATTTGGATGTCAACTTCTGGCTTTTGGATATATGACGGATACGTCAAGCCACTGCCTTGCGATGTATCTGATTTTGTTTTTCAGGATCTCAATACATCGCAGGCCAGCAAGATATATGCGGTGAACAATTCGAAGTATGGCGAGATATGGTGGCTCTACCCGTCAAGCCAATCCACTGAGAACGACTCTTATGTCGTCTACAACTACCGAGAAGGACACTGGGCCATTGGCGATCTGTCGCGTACGGCTGGGACTGATCGAGGTGTGTACAGCAATCCTTTGATGGTTTCGGTTGACGGCTACATCTACGAGCATGAAGTCGGCTACGCCTACGACTCGGCTACACCTTTTGCGGAGTCAGGACCAATTTCTCTAGGGAACGGCGATCAGACCATGACGGTTCTGGAGTTGGTGCCAGATGAGCAGACGCTAGGCGAGGTGCAGGTTTCCTTTAAGGTAAAAGACTTTCCGACAAGTACGGAGACAACTTTCGGGCCTTATGCCGCTGCGCAGCCTACGGATGTGAGATTTTCAGCTCGGCAGGTTAAGGTCAGGTACACCGGGGCTGTGCTTGATGATTGGCGAGTCGGCGTGCCGAGGATGGATGCTATCGCGGCAGGAAAACGCTGATGGATGACTTTGAGAGGTGTTCTAAATGGCTGGAGGCGGCGCTAGAATACTCGGCAGGGACACACACAATTGAGGACATTGCAGCGGGGGTGAAGAGTGGCGCTTTTCAGTTCTGGCCGGCACCAAACGCAGCAGTAATCACCGAGATCATTGTCTACCCGCAACTGAAGGCTCTGAATTTTTTCTTAGCTGGCGGCGACCTAGATGAACTCAAAGCGATGCGACCATACATCGAGCTTTGGGGAAGGCGAAATGGTTGCACCAGGGTTAACCTTGCTGGCCGCAAAGGCTGGCAAAAAACCTTTTTAAGAGATGAAGGATACGAACCTAAGTGGTTTGTGTTGAGCAAGGAGCTTTGAGATGGCAATCACCTATCCGAGCCAGTTGATGAGAACGCAACTGCCTTACTACGTCAGAGAAGGCGACATCTACTCGCAGATCATGGGGCAGATGCCGCAGCGCCGAGTCACTAGTCCCTACGGCAACTTCACTGGCGGCTATGACCCTAGCATCTACTCTCGCAGGGCTGCAACTGTAGCTCCTGAAACCTCTGGCGGTCTGCTCGGTGTGGCTGATGGTGGCGGGATAGGCGACATGGGTGGCTTAGGTGCTGGCGGCTATGGCATGAATGATGGAATGGGCCTTATCGGACTAGGCAACGCTTTGTCAAGTCTAGGTCTTACGGGGCTGGGTAATTCGATCAGCAATTATGGGACTGACCTTCTTGGTGCGATGGAGTCTCAAGCCGCTGCCGACGCTGCTACAGCCGCGTCAATGGGAGCGGTTGCTTCTGACGCTGCATCCTCAAGCAATACCGCAGGACTAAACGCTGCTGCCGCTGCCGCAGAGATGAGCGCGGCTATGGATGCAGCCGCAGCAGAGGCCGCCGCTTTGGGTGATTTGGCCGGCCTAAATGCCGGAGATGTTGGTGCAATGAGTGGCCCTAGCGATGCCTCTGCCGGTGATTTAGGCGGTTTGATTGCCGGCGATATGGGTAGCATGGCTGCTGCCGCAGATGCGGCTGCTGGATATGCCGCTGCTGATGCCGCAGGCATGTCAGGTTTTGGCAGTGAGGGTGCGTTTGGTTCTTCTAGTGCATCCGACAGTGCTGGTGACTTAGGCGGCATGGGTGCCGGCGATATGGGTGGTATGGGTTTTGGTGGCGATGCAGGATTCGGAGGCGATGCAGGTTTTGGAGGCGATAGCGGCGGCGGCCTTTACTACAAAGGCGGCAAGGTCACTATGGGTGGCCTGCTCACTGACTTTGATCCTCCCGGACCGGATGACGGTTACGCAGCCCTCCAGGCTGGCGAGTACGTCATCAAGAAATCAACCGTGAAGAAGCTGGGCGACAAGAAGCTCAAAGCCTTGAACGAAGGCCGGGCAACGATCAAAATGCGTAAATGAAGGAGTTGGAATATGTCTAAAGGTGGCGGCGGCACGCAAACGACTACGCAGTCAATTGACCCTGATCTGAAGAATGCATACCTGCAACAGATTGAGCAGGCGCGAGGTGTGGCGGCTGCATTGCCTGCGCAGCAGTTCGCGCAGTTCAATCCCCTGTACGAGGCTGGCGAGCGGCAGCTTACAAACCTGGGGCTGACTCCATTCGCGCCAGAAGAGATCACAGCCTTTCAGAATCCTTACGAGCAGCAAGTTGTCCAGAATACGCTTGCTGACATCGAGGAGCAAAGGCGCATGGCGCAGATGGTTGAATCGCAGCGCGCCACAGCGGCTAAAGCCTTTGGCGGTAGCCGGCAGGGCGTAGCGCAGGCTCTGACCAACGATGCATATCTTAGGGAGGCCAGCAGGGCATCTGCGGGGCTGCGCCAGCAAGGCTACGGCGAAGCTGCAAGACTTGCCCAGCAGGCGCGCAACATTGGCCGTCAGGGCGCAATGGATGTCCTCGGTCTTGGCGGCACCCGTCAGCAGCTTGAGCAGCGTGAGCTTGATACTCTGCGAAACATCGGCCTTGAGCGGTTGGGGATATCGCAAAGCGCATTGAGTGGGAGCCTGCCAAATCTTGGCATGACGACGACATCTCCGCTGTATCGCAATCGCGGATCTGGGGCGCTTGGTGGTGCATTGGCTGGAGCAAGTTTAGGAAGCAGCATCCCAGGAATTGGAACTGGAATCGGCGCTGGCATTGGTGGTCTGCTTGGCCTGTTTGGATGAGGTGAAACATGGCAACATCATTTGATCTTGGCGGGTTGCTGGGGTCGGCATTCGGTGCTGACGAATACGGCGATTTATTGACGCCAGAGCAACAATCGTCGATCAGGAATAGGGCTATGCTTTCCGCTGCCGCTGCGCTCTTGCAGGCCGGTGGCCCGTCTACGACACGCACCACGCTAGGACAGGCGCTCGGGTCTGCTTTGACCGCTGGTCAGGCTGGCGCTGAGAGAGCGCAGCAGTCGGCATTAGCCGGCATGATGACTCGCCAGAAGCTGGAGGAGGCGCGCCGAGCGCGTGAGATGGAAGAGAACATTGCTAAGATTCTTGGCGGTGGGCAACAGATTGCGCCTGCTGCTGGAGGTGAAATCACTCCAGATATGGCGCTCGCTGCGCCAGTTACCGAGGGTATGCCTGCTGGGCCTACGGTTGCGCGAGCAGGGATGATCGGGCAGGCTACGCCCGCTGCGCCTGCGATGAGTCCTAATGAGATGCAAGCGCAGCGGTATCGTGATGCTGCTCGTTTGTACACATCAAGAGGCCGAACTGAAGATGCCAAGCGCATGATCGACATTGCCGAGCAGCTTGCGCCGACTCGGCAGAAGGTCATCGGAGAGCCGATCCAGACTAGGACCGGCTGGGTTCAGCGTACTGAGTCTGGTGGCTTTATTCAGTTGCCCAAGGACTTTGAGCCGCAAGTTAGGGTCAAGCCGATTGGCGAGCCTTTGACCGTTACGGATGAGGCATCCGGCAATCAGATTCTTGTCCAGCGTTTCGACGACAACACCATCAAGCCGCTGGAAGGTTTTGGCCCTAAGCGTGATGTCGTGCTGCAAACCATTGACGGCAAGATTGTCGCTATTGACAAGAGCAAAGTCGCAGCAGGGCAGACATTTGGAACCGGCAGGAACTTGCAATTCGTTGATGTTGATGGCACCAAGCAGCTTATTGACCTTAACGCGACACCTGTCGGAACCGTATTCGGCAAAGGCCAAGATCTCCAGCTTGTTGACGTTGATGGTCAGAAGCAACTGATTGATCTGAAAAACACTCCTGTCGGAACAAAATTCGGCACTGGACAGAACATCCAGATCATTGACGTTGATGGTCAGAAGCGTGCAGTTGATC